TTCTGGTGTTACACCAATACCTATTTGAGTAGTAGATATATATAATGGAGAGTTATTTCCAAATCCATCAGTTAGTTGTTTAGCTCCTGTAGTTAAATTGCCATTATCTGTCAGTTTGATTAATGACTGGTAAGTATCTTTTATTTTATTTCCTGATAATGTAGCCATTATTTATTGTTTTTATTATTTTTATCACTTAACTTATTTAAGTAAGTAAGTAATTTTTTTTGATTAACCAATTTAGGTTTATATGTTTTTTTTATATCACCCATCCATGAAACCCTGTGTCCTTATCAGGATATATATCTTCGTTATTATTACTGTAATACTCGCTAAACTTGCTTGGAGCATTAAAACTCATATAATCTATGAATCTTTGTGCATAATACTCAGCGTAATCCCTCTCCTTTTGAATTAAGAAATCAATCTCTTCTTTACTTGCCAAAGAACTGTTTTCTGAATTATGTTTAAATACACCTCCGTTTGATATAGAATATGCTGCAAATGGTAAATATTCAATCATAGCAAAATGAATTAACATAGGTTGTATATAATCATTTACTAAATCTAAATAATCACCAGATAATGTTCCTGCAATTATATCAGCACTTATTTTGTCATATAAATCTGTACCTAAATAATTCTGAACATGAATCTCTTGAGCAAGTGCAATAAACTGTATAAATTTATCTGTATCTACATTGGCACTTAAAGCTGTATTCTTAACAATGTCCGACCTTTTTATAAATAGTGCTGTTGCCATTATTCTTCAATATTTTCTGGTTGTTCAACTTCTTGTTGTGGTTCTTGGTCCTCTTTTTTTATACCTGTTTCTTTTTCTATCTCAGCATCTGTAATCGCATTAGTTAAATCAGTAAATTCAAGAGGTTGTAGAGTTTTAAAGTATATATCTAATTCAATACCATTATAATCTAATATCTTTTCTAATTCATCAAGTATTGTTACTTGCATTGGTCTAATCACAGTATTATCCATAAGTATTGAAGCAGTTTGTAGCTCTTCTGCATTATTGCCAAGACCAGTATTATCTTTTATACCTACTAACATAGGAGATACAATTCTATGTGATACCATTACTTTTCTCATAGATTCATCAGATAAAAATCTATATTGCTCATGAGCATCGGAAAGTATGACAGGTTCTATAGAAGCAGCAAGCTCTTTGCTATCATTAAATGCCAATATAAAACGACCAGCATTAGACGAACCACTAAACTTTTCTTGTATGCTTCTTTCAATAAGCTCTCTCTGCTCTTCAGTAGGTACTCCATTATTGAAGTTAATCAACATGCTTGGAGCAAGACCATTCTGAATATTATTGATATGATAATTTGCTATCTCTTCTTCAAGTTCTGCATATTGTAAACCTCCTTGATAATCTACAGGAGAATAATAATAGAATCCTGCTCTATAAGGTTTAATATAAAGTATTTCTAATCCTGCATTACTTGTACCAAATGCAGGTATTCTTTTTGGCACTTTACTACCTTTTATTTCTGACCAGTTCTTTGCATAGTAATAATGCCTGATTATACCCTGTTTATCGACCTTCTCCGCCCTTAATGTTTCAACTGGTATATGTTCTACCTGAACAATCTTAGAACGGTCTTTAGAATAGATTATTTGAAGTGCAGCTTGACCCATCATTTTATAGTCATAACATATTTTCTTCATACAATCCTTAGTGAATAATTCTTTGAGTTCTTTATATTCTTCAGGTTTATCAATACTATCAACAGCATCTAATCCTTTGCCATACACCATTTCTGCTATTCCATTGATTGCAGCATTATTTGTAGGACTGCCATTATATCTATCTATTAAGTATTGAAAATAATTGTTGTCATCTCCATATTCAATCCATTCTTGATTATATCTTTCATTAATCTCTGGTCTTGTATAGGAGGAAAGATTTACAACATGGATTTTACCTTGTTGTATTTCTAGTTTCGGTTGTTGAGCTGTTAATCTTCTTCGACTAGCTCTATTACTTTTTTTTGTCATATTATTACAAAGTCATTGTCGTAAGAGTTCTCTGTTGTATAATCTCCAGAATGAACATCAAATACGTTATAATCCGTTTGGTCAGTACAAAATATACTTCCTCTATATATAATTGTATCACCATCTTTTACTATAAACGAATAAAATCTGTTGGCAACTAATCCAAATGTGCCAGTAATTGACATATATCCGTTTGAATTGCTTACTGTAACAGAAACTGTACTTGTAGTACGTTTAGATTTATCAGTAAGTTCAAATGTAACAGAGCTCGGTGCACTTCTAGGAATTACCTTAAAAGTTTGAGCATCTGTAGATGTTGTTAATATTATCATATATAAATAATAAAGTTAATGAAAATTGTTTGCATAAAAAAAGGGATACATAAAGCATCCCTCTTTTCTACAAAGTAAATTTAATTATTAAGAATTAGTTCCTTCTGTAATTGTTATAGTTCCAGTCAATCCAGCAAATTCACTAAATGGATAACCATCTGCCGTTGAATCCACAGCCATAAAGTTAGCTGGTTTCTTTTCCATAGCAGATAAAGTGAGTGTATAACCACTTAAATCTCCCATAGCAGCACCAGTTACAATTGTTCCTCCAGAAACATCTGCTCCGTTTTCTAATCCCATTAACATACAGTTTCCATTGTAATCTTCTACAACTACATGAGGTCTTCCATAAGCTAAGAATTTTAATTCTTTATTATCTTCTTTAGATAATTTATGTAAGGTTAAATTTAATGTTTGTTCAAAGAATGTAGTACCATTTTCTCTTGACGAAGTGATATTTGTTTCAAATGATGAGTTACCTTTTACTTCATATTTATATGCCGTAAGAGAACCTGAGCTTCCCGTCATATTAGTAACCTCGTCATTTGCTTCAGTAATTGTTCCTAAATTACCAAAATCTACAAAGTAAATATTTTTAATACCACCTACTACGTCTTTACATGGTTCTTTTCTTCCTAAGTTTAATCCACAAGCCATAATATTTTATTTTTTATTAAAAAAGGGCAGGTAGTCCATACCACCTACCCTTCTTATGTTATACAATTATTTAATTATTAAGCTAATGTTAATAATACTAAATCTGAACCGATTCCGTACTGAACACCAGATGTAAATCTCATAACAACTCTTACGTTTTGAGAACCATCAAGGTCAGCCATGTCTAATAACTTAACTTCGTTGTGGTCAGATAAAAGACCAGTACCAAAGTATAAGTTAGATTTTTGTCCTGCAACAATATGGTCAGATGGCATACCACCAGCATAAACAACTTCAATTCCTTCAAAAGATAATGAAGCATTGTTGTTATACCATTGGTTTCCTTCAGCTCTATAACCAGCAGCACCTAATCCGTTAGCACCATATCCACCTAAGTGTCTGATATATGCTTGCCATGCTACAGGTGGAACATAGATTTTTAAATCTTCTTTTCCATAAACTGCACTAGGAATTGAATCAACAACATTACTTAATAAAGTAACGATGTTAGATGAAGTAAATGAAGTTTCAGCACCATTAGCTGCATCATTTACGTCTGCATCAGCAGCCATAAGAACTGTAAATCCGTCAAATTCACCTGCGTTTCCGTTTACACCTCCCCAGATGTTTTGCTCAGTTTTTTCAGCAACTAAACCTGCAACGTGTCCGATTAAGAAATCAGAGAATTTTGGAGGTAAGTTGTCATACGCTGAGATACCCATTTGGATAGCTTCCCAGTCGCTTCTAAAATCTTTCTTACATAATTCAAGGTTCACTTGGAACTCTTCAGGTTGTAAGATTCTTTCAGTCAATGTAACAGTAGCAGTATCAGTAAAATCACAAGTAGCATCCTTAATCACATTTGAATCAGTTGCAACTTTTTTGATTACCTCTTTGTACTTTACATTTGGTTTAATCTCGATGTTACCTTTACTTAAAGTATCACCAGATAATAATGCAGCAGAGATATACTTCCCAGCAAACTCTCCAGCATAAGTAGTAGTAATTGAAGTGGTTGTAGCCATTTTTTATCTAATTTTAATTATTAATGTTATAAATTGAATTTAATACTCTGTCTTTAGTAGTAGCAAAACTTCTATTTTGAGCATATAGTACTTTTTTAATTGGTTCACTATCTGAACCTTGATTGATTGGTTCTGCAGCAGGTTCTTTAGAAAGCTCTTCTATTTGTTTACTCATAGAAACTTTTTCTTCTTGATAACCTAAGCTCATTTCGTCAATCTTATCCATAATTGATTTGATTTTCATATCAAATTCTTCTCTTGAAACGTATTTGTCTTCGTTAAGAGATTCTTCAGAAACTTCCTCTACAGGAGCTTCTTCTTCTAGTTTTTCAGCTTCAACCTCAATAGATGAAAGTTCTTCAGCAACTACTTCTTCTTGGCAAGCAAGTTCGGTTAGTTGTTGCGACATTTCTTCTTCTTCAGTAAGCTGTTCAGAAAGCTGAACTTCTTCTTCTTTAAGCTCAACTTCTTTAACGTCATCTTTTTTAATTAGAGATAATTTCTCCATGATGTCGTTTAGAATTGATGTAGCTTTTTGTTTTTCCATAAAATATATATTATAAAATTAATTTTATTTATAAAAGTAATAATCTGTAAAAAGGTTGTTAGATTTTGCCTATTCCTTGTGCTCTTAAAGTGCCATCACAACACTTTCTTGAATATGTTTTGCCATCTTTACATAAGCAACCTCTTCTTCCATTTTTTGGCACATTTCTACCTAATGTTTCATTTGTCTTTTTATGCATAGCTTTGTGTTTTTTGTATAAAGTATATTATATCCCATATTTGAGCAGAACCTCCTGAAGCTGTTATTTGCCAGTATGAACCATTGGTTACAAAATCTGAATCTGCATAATATTGAAATACTTGATGATAATCGTGTGCTACATCATTTCCTTTTGGGAACGTAGCTTCTCCTACAATCCTATCATAAGGAGTTCCATTACCTCCTTCAAATTGTAAATCTATATGAGTTTGATTTGCATTAGGTGCTTGATATTTAAAAACAATTGTCATTATATAAACATCATTTTCATTATCTGCTAATACTTTACCTGTTGAATTATTATAATAATCTATACCTGTATAACTTCTATATACAGTTGCTCCGTTATTCGGAAGATTAACAGTAACACCATCAGTCAATGATAATTTATTAGAAGATGTATAAACATTATCATCATATCTTGTCCATCCTAAACCAGAACCAATACCTGATTGTGGATATAGTTTTACCCAAGCACCATCATATACTGTCCATACTCCACTTTCTGTAGTTACAAATGCCCCTTCTTCTATTTTATATTGATTCCTTATTGCTTCGGTATCAACATCAACTTGTACTTTATAAGATGTATTTTTTATCATAATTATTATTTTTTAGGTACACAATTAGGAACTAATCTACCATCTTTGGTTTTCATACCAACTTGCTCATATCCTGCTTGACATGGGTCATCATCGTTCAAATCTAACTCTCCTAACTCTCTAAGTTTACCTCTTGACCAATTTAATCCTGCTTTACCACCCCATAATAAATATGATATAGTTCCACACGCTTTACTATCATTAGCATCATAATAAGTTTCTGCTCTACTTAAATAAGAATACATTCTCTTAATTGTTGATACACTTAGTTTCTCACCCCTTGCTAATTGTTGAGCTCTGACTTTACCAACAGATGTAGCACATTTATTATTTACTTTCTCGTTAAGTTCAATACCTCTTTTGGCATTATTTCTAACACCACTTCCGTAATCTCCATAAGTTTGAAATTCATATTTATTATCTAATATTGAATTAGCTATTTCTAATAGTATTTCTTTTGCTTCTTCTTCATCTTCTACATCATTTATTGCAGACATTTCTAATTTATCTTTAAAATATCCTTCAATACTGAATCCTTTTACTAATCCTGTCTTTACATAGTTTTCCCAAACATCATCATTATTTACTTTCATTGATACCATCCAAGTGCCAATAGGTAAATCCATATCGTATTTTCTTGATTTATCATGTACTTCATCTTCTATAATCCAAGATTCAACTACAGATAATCCATGTAATTCAGCTTGATGCTCTAATGTAGATTTGTTTTGATTACCTCTCATCAAGAATAATTGTGATGCTTGTCTTACAGTATCTTTTGAGAAATATATATAATATTCTTCTTCACCATCTCTTCTATATATATTCTTATCTGGCACTAATGCAGCACCCATAAGTATTCTTTTCTCTTCATCTACTTGTGCAAGTTTTATTTCGTGTTGTTTAGATAAAGCAATAAAATTTTCTTCTATTGCAGGTTGGTCCACAATAGATATGGCTTCTATGCCAGAAAATAGTTGCTCTTCGTCTATTAATAATTCTACTATTCTCATATTAAATTTATTTATATAATTAACCTAGTTTAGCATTTCCTGTAATATTTCTCTCAAGTGCTTGACCTGTTGAAACATCATTACTTAATACATAAGCTCTTATTGGTTGCCCAAATTGAGCACCTATAACTTGACCTAATTGACTTACTCCTCCAACTCCTACAACATTAAAATCTGGTGCTTCAACATCACCTCCTCCACCTAACGCTCCACCTCCTCCAGATATTCTGGGTGCAGCAGTTTTACTTTTTATTGCTTGTATTGAACCTGCAGCTTGTGCTACTATTGCAGCAATATCAATTCCAGAACCAATATTATTTAATAGTATTCTGGCTTTTGATTTTGGTATAGCTGATGCATCACCTAACATAGCTCTTGAATAACCAGCAGCTCTAATAACAGTATTTGCTTTTCTAGTATTCATAACTATTTTTCCTATTGCTTCTGCTTTTTCTGTTATAATACTTGCAATCTTAAATGCATCATCAAATGCTCCTAACTCTTTTAACCCTTCACTTAAATGCTTGAGAGTAGAGAAATATCTTTTCTCCATAATCTCTCTAGCTTGTAATTCTAATTTTTGTGCTCTTGTAATATCAGCTTGTCTTTTTTTACTTTCCTCTCCAACATCCTTGAGCATTTCTTTAGTTCTTTCTCCACTTTTTGCTATCTCATCTTCAAAACTAAACATCTCATTAAACAAGACAAATAATGGGTCAAATTCATTTATAAATCTTCCACCAATAATATCTTTTGTAGTTTGCAATAAATCTTCAAATAATTTCCTTACTTTTTCTCTACCAGTACCATCTTCATCACCTAATGCAGAAAATAAACCTTGTGATAACTCAAGTATTTGATTTTTTATAAGATTAGATTTTTCTAAAGTATTAGAAGTAAAATCATCAAATAACTTAACTATTTCTTTATCAGTCATTTCTCTATTTTCAAGAATTATTTTACCTCCTCTTGTAAATGTGTTTTCAAGTATTCTTTCTGCTTCTATGCCCTCTTCTTTTAAGAGTTTTTTCATTTCTGCTATTCTTTCTTCTTCTGACTCTATATTTTTTATTCTATCAATTCTTGCTCTTTCTGTTAAAAGTTCAGAGTTTTCTCTAACTAAATTATCTATTTGAATTCTTGCTGCTTGAGCTAAAGCATAATCTTCTATTTTTCCCCTAACTAAATCTAAATTTTCCCCATAATTTAAATCTTCTTTTTTTAAATCTGGAACTAATTTAATTAACTCTTGTATTATTCCTCTTCTATTACCTTCTTCTAAATTAGATTGTTCTAAAATATCCACATATTGTTCAGCTACATAAATATTAGCAGACAATGAATTTAATGCTTCATTTGTTTTATCAACCTCTTCTGCTGTTTTTTTAAACCATCTTGATATTTGTGGCAAAAATCCTATTAATAATTGAATACCAATTAAAACACCACCAACACCAAAGATTGAATTTTTTAAATCTATTAAAGCACTATTTAAACTACCCTTTTGTTTACCAGTCCTAGCAAACTCCTGACCTAATTCAAATAATCTACCGATGTTGTTTGCCATACCCTGAAAACCATAAGAAGCATCAGAAGCTGTTCTTCCAAGTTCTATAAGTATAGCGTTATTTAATCCAGATTGAGCCCTGCTTTTTTTGGTAGCTTCAGCTGCTGCTAATTCAGCTATTGCTCTTTTTCTAGTTTCAAGCTGTGCTCTTTGAGTAAGTATTCTGAATTTTTCTACTTCAAGATTTGTCGGTTGTAACGCTTTAAAATATCTACGTTGAGCCATACTGACATCATCAATGGAGTCAGCCATTTGTTTAGTACCTCTTGATACTTTTGATACATCTTTATCATCAAGTACAACTTGTATTAATATTTTTTTAGTTGCCATACTTTAGTCGTTTTAATTGTTCTTTCATTTCTTTATAATTACGCACTCCTGCGTATTTACCTTTTGCAATTTCAATCAATTCATCTTCTCCGTACCAATCAGAAGCATTTAATAAATCTATTATATTCTTTATCATAATTTATATTTTAAGCTCCACCTCCACAAGTTAATGGATATGTAGTTAATTCATCATATTCAGATTCCCACCATCCCTGTACTCTTAATGAAGGAGTAGTTGGCGTGTTACCATCTGCATACCAAGTATCATAATTTGTTCCGTTACTATATTTTCCATTGGGTGCATATATACTCAATCCTTTATTGCTATATATTTTACCAGTTGTTTCAGAACCAAATGCAACAGCAGGTACATCAGAATATACAGTAACTAATGTTCCAGAAGTACAATTATCACTAGTAAAGTCATAATATAACTGTATTTCATAATATGCTTTTTCTGTTTCATTTACTAATTCCAACTCACTTTTCTCTGTCATTAAATTTGTTCTTATAG